ATCCCCCATGCGGAGCAGGGCGGAGTTCACAGCGTCACTGCTCAAATTTCTCGCTGAAAGGTGGTGTAACATGGAATACGGAATCCCGTTTCTCAAAAAGAAGCTGACATCAAAAGCAAACCGTGTGCGGCTGAGATATCGATATTATGACATGAAAATGAGCGTAGAGGATGCAAGCAGTATCCTTCCTGAGGAGTTCCGCTGGATGGCGGCATCACTGGGCTGGTGTGCAAAGGCTGTTGACAGCGTTGCGGATCGTATCGCTTTCGACAGATTCAGGAATGACGATTTCGCCATCGGTGAAATATACAGGCTGAACAATTCTGATATTCTTTTCGATGATGCTATACTTTCGGGACTTATCACATCTTGCAGTTTCATCTACATCGGCTGGGATGATACGAATTATCCCACGTTTCAGGTCATTGACGGCGGCAGTGCTACGGGAATTATCGACCCTGTGACAAAAATGCTCACTGAGGGCTATGCGGTTCTGGAGCGTGACGAGCATGACAAACCTGTGCTTGAAGCATATTTCCGTCCCTATCAGACCGACTATTATGTGAACGGCAGGCTTTCTCAGCAGTTCACACATAATGCGCCCTTTGCGCTTCTTGTGCCGATAATCAACCGTCCCGATGCCAAGCGTCCGTTCGGACACTCACGAATATCAAGGTCTTGCATGAATATAACACAGGATGTTCTCAGGACGTTCAGACGAATGAACGTATGCTCGGAATTTTACAGCTTCCCACAGAAATACATTCTCGGACTTTCGCCGACAGCAAAGTTCAACAAGAGAGCGGCGACTATCTCGTCATTCTTGTCGATAAGTGCCGATGAGCGAGGCGAAAAGCCCACAGTCGGACAGTTCTCCGCTCAGAGTATGTCCCCATTCGTGGAGGCACTGAAAGTATACGCTTCCATATTTGCAGGTGAGACAGGTTTGACCATTGACGATCTGGGCTTTGCAACAGCGAACCCTGCAAGCTATGATGCAATAAAGGCAAGCCACGAACAGCTCCGCCTCACAGCACGTAAAGCTCAGCGCACTTTCGGTGTGGGTTTCCTCAATGCAGGCTACCTCGCCGCCTGCATCCGTGACGGTATCGAGTATGACCGCAGAGCGTTTGCTAATACTGTTCCCGAATGGCTTCCGATATTTGAGCCTGATTCTGCGGCTCTGGGTGCGGCAGGTGATGCGATACTGAAAATAAATCAGGCAGTTCCTGACTTCATGGGCGCTGACAACATCCACCGTCTGACGGGGCTTGAAAGTGATTCAGGGGGCTTGGGGGAAGAAGCCGCCGCAACAGCGAAAAGCGAACGTCAGTGAGCGAAGCTGCTGCATTACAAGGCGGCTCGTCCCCCATTTCAGATAAGGAGTGATGCACAGTGAACAGCGACGATCTCAGAAAGCTGATACAGCAGAAGATGGCCGCAAATCCCTCGCTCCGCTCCATAATGAAGCGCATACAGAGCGGCAATGCCACATTCAAGGATACCGCAGACTATTCCCGTATCTATTCGGAACTTCTCGGCAAGTGCCTATCGGAGAACGTCCTTGATCTGACCGACCGTGAAGCGGCGGCGGCTGATATTCTCCGTGACAGCTTCGACCATACGAACAGCATCCTATCTCAGGTGCAGACCAACATCGACAAGAAGAACGGCATAAACATCCGCCCTCAGACTGCGGATTTTCCCCTTGAACGGGTTCAGCAGTTCAGCCATTCCCTCACAGACCCTACCGTTCCCGATGAAACTATTCAGCGCAGGGCAAGGAGCGGAACTGCGAATATCTCCATGTCGCATCATGATGATTATATGGAGACTAACGCTCGTTTCCGCAGTAAAGCAGGTCTGAAATGCTACATTGACCGCCAGACCGACGGCAAATGCTGTAAGTGGTGTACCGCCATAGCAGGGCGCTACGTCTACGGAGAAGAACCCCATGACGTTTACCGCAGGCATGACAACTGCGGCTGTTCCGTTATTTATGAGAACGGCAGGCAGAGACAGGATGTGTGGTCTAAGAGGACATGGGAGAAGCCGAAGAAGATCAGCTACAAGAAGCCGACTGTTATTTCCCGTGAGCAGGCGAGGGCGTTGGAGCAGGAGAAACTTTCAAAAATCAGAGGGTTTAAATTTAACAGTTCGTCTATTGACATTCCTGTGGAAAATGATATAATAGAATCAAGGAATCCTGCAACACAACAGGAGATAGCTGATTTTAAAGCGTCGTTGTTGGAAATGGGCTTTACAGATATCACAGGTTTTGAAAACTATACTGAAAGCAACGTGCATTTACTTGAAATAGTGGAGGATTTCAGTAGGCTTAAAGCTGATTATCCAGAATATTTTAAGGGCTTGAAACTTGATTTCGGTATTACAGATGGTATGACAAAAGAGGTTTATGCTGCATATGTTCACCAAACAGGTACAATACATCTCAATCCTGTTTATTATAATAATTTCAAGTTATTTCAAGAGGCATATGCCGAGGATATAAAAAATCATTATCATCCAAGAGGAACAACTTATAGGGAAAATATTTTTCACGAATTTGGTCATCGCTTTGAAGCCGTTGAGAATTTACAGCCTAAACAACAAGTGAAAAGACAATTTGAAGATTCGTTTGGCAGGTATTACACAAGAAAACAAGCCGATAAGTGGATTGAAGACGGATTGTGCTTATATGCAGCAGAAGGCGATTTTGGTGAATATATTGCAGAGTGCTTTGCAGAGTATTACGGAAGTAGTTCACCAAGAAAAATTTGTGTTGATTTTATTAAATCTTTAAAAATGGGAGTGTGATGATATGGTAAAAGGTGACGTTTACTTATACTGGATGACTAATTCTGAATGGTATGACTATGATGAAAATGAAAAACCATATCTTACAGATAAAGCGCCAGAAAAAGCAAAAGAGTCTTTTCGCAATTATCTTGAATTAAAAAAGGCAGAAAAAGAAAAAGGAATCAAATTGATGTAAAACCGCCCAGCAATGAGCGGTTTTCTTATACCCATTTGAAGGAGGTGAGGAGAATGGAATATGAAGTGATTTACAATGGAGCAGACGAAGAAGGCATTGAAGTCAAGAATATGCTTCAAGACCTTTTGAATATAGTTTCTGAATCAGGCGAAAGCCTGTTTAAAGAATAAAAGCATTTGCAACAAGTTTGAAACTAAGTTGCAAGTGCTATTTTTATACCCAATTTCAAGGAGGTGGGAGCATGGCGAAACCGAATCTTCGTCCCGATCACAACGGCACTCAGAGAGCGCAGTTTGAATCCAACAAGAAGAAAATATATGCCTCGCAGACTGTCTGCGGAATATGCGGCAAGCCTGTGGACTTCGGTCTGAAATTCCCACATCCGCTTTCGCCCTGCATAGATCACATCATACCTGTTTCGAGAAACGGTCATCCCTCGGATATCAGCAATTTACAGCTTGCTCATATGTGCTGTAACCGTCAGAAATCCGACAAGCTGACCCCGAAACAGGAATTCGCAAAGGAAACGGAAGTCGTATCGAACCGCCTGCTTCCTCAGACCTTTGACTGGAAAATTATTTAGGGGGTATGGGGGAAAGCAATGCGTTTCAAGGCGGACGTCCCCCATTTAAAATCATGAGCGATAAGCGCCGTGGCAGGCAGGAACCGACAGTTTCGGTAGTCCTGCCCTATGCGGAATCCCTCGGCACGGAAGCCGTTGTGATCTACAACAGCTCCGACCGTAAAGCTCAGCCCTGGCAGGAACTGCTCCTCGAAGATATCATGGCGGTAAACGAGGACGGGCTGTGGGTGCATATGAAGTTCGGATGGAGCATCCCCCGACGAAACGGAAAGTCAGAACTTCTCATTATGCGCTCGGAATATGCAGTTTCCCACGATGAGCGTGTGCTGTATACCGCTCACCGAACCACAACATCCCACAACGCATGGGAAAAGGTCATTGAGAGACTCACAAAGGCGGGCTTCGTCGAGGGAGTGGACTTTAAGACCACCAAACAGATGGGACTGGAGCATATCGAATGGCTCAAAGGCAGCGGAGTTATAAACTTCCGTACTCGTTCAAGCAAGGGCGGTCTGGGCGAGGGCTACGATCTGCTCATCATCGATGAGGCGCAGGAGTACACTGCCGATCAGGAGAGCGCTCTCAAATACGTTGTCACCGACAGCAAGAATCCGCAGACGCTTATGTGCGGAACTCCGCCGACCGCTGTATCATCAGGCTCGGTGTTCCAGAAGTACAGGCAGAACACTCTCACAGGCAAGAATGAGGATTCGGGATGGGCTGAATGGTCTATACCTGAGCTGACCGATGCTCATGATCCCGAACTGTGGTATGAGACAAATCCGTCGCTGGGATATATTCTCAGTGAGCGTACTATCCGTGATGAGCTGGGCGACGATCAGGTAGATGATAACATCCAGCGTCTCGGCCTGTGGCTGACCTACTCGCAGAAATCAGCTATCAGCCGCAAGGAGTGGGACAGCTTTATGATACAGAATTCCCCTGTACTTGCCGACAGCAATATCTTTTTCGGCATCAAATTCGCAAAGGCTACCGAAAATGTATCAATGGCGGCGGCGGTAAGAACTGCCGATGGTAAGATATTCGTCGAGGCTATCGACTGCCGATCAGTCCGTGACGGCAACAGCTGGATGATCGCTTTTCTGCGGAATCCTCATGCTGTTCAGGCAGTTATAGACGGTGCAGGCAATCAGGAAATTCTCAGGCAGGAAATGGAAGATGCATCGGTGAAATGTACTGCTATCCTCCCGAAAGTTGAGGACGTTGTGCAGTCGAACGCACTTTTTGAAAAGAATTTATTCGAGGGCATCATCTGTCATCGGGGACAGCTTGCACTTGCTCAGGCGGCATCCAACTGCGAACACCGAGCTATCGGAAGCAGAGGCGGATACGGTTATACATCCATTCTGAAAGGCGCTGATGTGTCGCTTCTGGAAGCTGTATCTCTTGCTCACTGGGCTTGCGCCAACCATAAGGAAGTCAGGGAGCAGATAATCTATTACTAAGGAGGAAAACATGAGCGATATCGAAAAAATAAACAGGTTCACTCGCAGAGAGTTCACGGAGGATGAGCTGTATATTTTCCCTGTGAAGCTGTGCGACAATGCCATAGACCGTGATGGTGAGCGATTTTCCGACAAGGCGCTTGAAGAACTGAAAACGCTTTTTGTCGGAAAGACAGGCATTTTTGACCATGACCCACGTGCAGGCAATCAGGAAGCGAGGGTGTTCGATACGGAGGTGGTTTCCGAAAATAAGACCACTTCCGACGGCCGTCCTTACAAGTACCTGAAAGCAAAGGCATACATGGTGCGGAATGCCGCCAATCAGCCCCTTATCGACGAGATAGACGCAGGCATCAAAAAAGAAGTCAGCGTCGGCTGTTCAGCCCGTAAGAAGATATGCTCCGTATGCGGTGCGAATGTCTTTGAGCAGGGCTGTTCTCACGTTAAGGGCAAGGAGTACGGAGGTAAGCTGTGCCATTATATCGTTGATGATATCAATGATGCCTACGAATTCAGCTTTGTTGCTGTGCCTGCACAGATAAATGCAGGTGTCACAAAGAAATATATCCCGAAGGAGGAAAAATCAATGGATTTCACACCTATCAACACTCAGGAGGAGCTGGATGCGGCTGTTAAAACTGCGGTAGATGCGGCAGTTGCCGAGACCGAAAAGAAGTTCAGCGGCTGGCTCTCTCCCGAATCTGCGGCTGTTCTCACGAAGGAGCGTGACGATCTCAGCGCCGAGAATACGGTCTGCAAGGCTAAGGTCATGAAAATGCAGATCGCCGCTGAAAACGGCATCCCTCTCGAACTTGCTGAGAACATGGCAGGCGATTCCGAGGAGGATATCCGCAAGGAGGCACAGAAGTTTGCGAAATATCTCACTTCACGCAAGGTTCAGCCAACTCCTAAATCAACAGGCGATGCGCCTTTCGCAAACTCAAAAAATAACGCTCAGCTTGAAATGCTGAGAGAACTCAGAAATAACTAAGGAGGAACAACTAATGGGAACTACTACTTCAACAGGTACACTTTTCAAGCCCGAACTTGTCACTGATATGTTCAGCAAGGTCAAGGGGCACTCCACACTTGCAAAGCTCTGTGGCGCTACCCCTGTTCCGTTTGCAGGTACGGACACATTCGTTTTCTCGATGGACGGTGAAGCATCCATCGTCGGTGAGGGCGGCAACAAGCCTGCCGGCAATGCTGAACTCGGCACTGTTACCATCAAGCCTATCAAGTTCGTTTATCAGCACAGAATAACCGATGAATTTGTGAAGATGTCCGAGGAAAAACAGCTCCCCTACCTTGATGCATTTTCCGACGGATTTGCAAAGAAGATGGCGAGAGCGCTGGATATTGCGGCTTTCCACGGTGTAAACCCTGCTGACAATGCCGCCTCAGCCATCGTAGGCAATAACTGCTTTGATACTGCGGTAACTTCCACTATCACATATGACTCTGCCGCTCCCGATGATAACATCGACAGTGCCGTTGCTCCCATCCAGACGGCTGACGGTATCGTGACAGGTATTGCAATGTCACCTGCCTTCGGCTCGGCTCTCGGCGCTATGAAAACAACCGATTCAAACCTTTCGATATATCCCGAATTCCGTTTCGGTGCAAATCCCGAAAACTTCGGCGGCATGGCCTGTGATATCAACAATACGGTCTCATTCGGCAACAGCCTTGACCGTGCCATCGTCGGAGACTTTGCAAATGCTTTCCGCTGGGGCTATGCCGAGAATGTGACATTTGAGACTATCGAATTCGGTGATCCTGACGGCCTCGGCGACCTCAAGCGCAAAAACCAGATCGTCCTCAGAGCCGAGTGCTTCGTGGGATGGGGCATCCTTGACGCTTCTTCATTCACACGTATCGTGGCAACAGCATGATCTACCGCAACAAGAAAAACGGCGCTGTTATAGATATCCCCTCCAAGCTGATATCGCCTGACTGGGAGGATATCAGCGACAGCGCCGACAAGGAGGGCAAAGCAGATGAAAGCAGTGTACGCAAGCGTAAGCGACATAACAGCGCTGGGAATAAGTCTGACAGCTCAGCAGCAGCAAGCGGCGGAGATACTGCTTGAAACCGCTTCGGCTAAGCTGAGGCTGGAAGCGGTAAAATACGGCTCTGATATAGATGATCTGATAGCCGATGAAAAGAACGGCGATGACTATGGACTGACGGTGAAAAACATCGTTGTTCAAGCGGTGGTAAGGGCGCTGGATGCCATTTCCGACACCGCTCCTGCCGTTACTCAGGCTTCACAGTCCGCTCTTGGATACAGCGCATCCATGACTTATCTCAATGCAGGGCAATCGCTGTACTTTCTGCGGAATGAATTGAAAGAACTTGGGCTTTTCTGTCAGGTATACGGCGCTCTGGAGGTGTACGGAAGTGCAGATGATAAAGGGAACTGACATACAGCTCATAACCGAAAGCGGTGCTGAAACCGTCAGCAATGTCCTTATCGGCGAACCGTCCGAGACTGAACTCATCGGGCACAGGATACCTGCTTACACACTGGCGATACCTAAAACCGATGCACATGACTGGCTTGACAGGAAGGTGATATTCTTCGGAAACACCTTCCGCACCGTCGGGCATCCTCAGCAGGGCATGGACGAAAATATCCCTCTCTGCTGGAATAAAAAGGTACGTGCCGAACTTCTTCTTACCAACGGCAACTGCACTGTCTACGAAAAGGACAGCTTGCAGAGACACAGCTATATGGGTGTTCTTATCAGCGACCTCAGAGGCGAACATACGCTGAAAAATGGCGATCAGCAAAAGGGTGGACTGAAAGTATATATCTATGCGGTCAACTGCACAGACTACTATATCCCGAAAGCAGGAGATATCATCGTTCCGACGGACTGTCGGTTTGAATTTGATACCTCGGATCAGCAGTCAGTTTCGGAGAGCATGGCTGAATTTCGCAGAACAAACAAGGCTTTCGCTGTTGTGAAAGAGACTGCTCAGCATTTTAACGGCAGACTGCCCGATATCGAGGTGAGCGCATGATACAGCCGAATAATATTATAATCAGCGTCGGCGGAATGAGGACTATGCTCCGCTGGAACAGGAATTTCGGAGCTTTGCAGACTGCAAGGTTCAGGGCGGCGCAGGCATATATCGACAGAGAATGTGTAAAGCTCATGACTCCTTTTGTTCCTGTTGCGCTTCCGAAATACCGCAATTCAGGAAAACTGCTCCGCTCGGTGAAGATCGTTTCGCCGGGACGAATATATTTTCTTACAGATCACAGCAGATACGCATATTACATCCGCTCCAACCACAGACACGGCGGAAATCCACAGGGACAGCGCCTCTGGTTCGAGCCGATGAAACGTCAGCACAAGGGAGCGATACTACGTGGAGCGGCGGCAATTGCAGGAGGACGGGCAGGATGAACATAATCGAAGCAGTCAGGGCGCTCCTGTTAGAGTTCCCGAAAATAAGCGACGTTGTGGGAGAGGTGCATATAGATTTCACTGACCCCGAACCTACAAGCTACGGACTTTCATCAACCGACGATTCGCTGATAAAAGAGGACATTCTGGGCGATCAGCTGAGACAGCACACGTTCATGCTGTACACAACGTACAGTTCCATGAATGACTATGAGCGCCTTTCCAACAGCACCGCACTCACAGAGCTGGGCATCTGGCTGGGAAAGCAGAAGAATATTCCGACAGACAGCGGACGAATAACGAAAATAACCACAGGGAGCGGAATGCTCATTGCAGTTCCGCAGGAAAACGAATTTGACGGCGTACAGTATCAGTTACAGATAATTGCCGAATATACTCTGGAGGAGTGAAAAAATGAAGAAGATAGTATTTGACGAAGGATACAGAACATATCAGGTGGGCGACAGTGACCGTGTTATCAAAGTAAGGCTCGATCCCGATCTGATGAAGCGTCTCAGGGATGCCGAGGACGCAATATCGGGAATGAGTGAAAGGCTGGAAAATGCTTCTGCCGATGAGCTGACTGAGATCAGCAATGAGATAAAAGGGATCTTCAATGATGCATTCGGTACAGATGTCTGCACACCTGCCTTTGACGGAGCGAATATTTTCACTCTTGTTGACGAGGACAAAATGCTTTTCCAGTCATTCTTTGAAGCGTTCATCCCCATCCTGAAAGAGGATATTGAGGCGCTCACCAATAAAAACAAGCAGCCTCGCCCCGAAGTGCAGGCATATCTGAAAAAGGAAAGCTCCATGCCCGACCTCAGCAAGCTCCCACCTGAGAAGCTGGCGCTTTTAGAGCAGTTTCTGGCATGATAGGTCAGCTTCCGAGATGCCTTGAAATAGGCGGAAAGGAATATCCCATCGACAGCGATTTCCGCACTATGCTGAATATCTATGCGGCTTTCAATGATCCTGAACTGACTGCTGAGGAACAATGCTTCATATGCGTCAATAACCTGTTTGAGGACTTTTCGGCGATCCCGCATGAGCATATTCAGGAGGCTGTTGAAAAGGCTTACCGGTTCGCAGGCGGCGGAGATATCCCCGAAGAAAACGTCAGCCCCGTGAAGATCATTGACTGGGAACAGGATGAGCGCATCATCTTCCCTGCTGTCAACAAAGCCGCAGGATATGAGACACGTTCCGTACCGTATATGCATTGGTGGACGTTTCTCGGACTTTTTGGCGAGATCGGCGAGGGCCTGCTGTCACAGGTATTGCATATCCGTCAGAAAAAAGCCAAAGGCAAAAAACTTGAAAAATGGGAACAGGAGTTCTGCCGTGACCATAGAGGCATGGTGGAGCTGAAAACCAAATACACCAAAGAAGAACTGGCAGAGCAGGAAAAACTCAAAGCTCTGCTTGATTAGGAGGAATTATCATGAGCGTAAAAGCTGAAAGAAAGTATCTTGCACACTACATTGATGTGAATCCGCTGGGCGATCCGTCAAAGGCTGTGACAGACACCACGAATTATATCCGTCTCGGCAAAGACCTTGAGGAATACACAGAAAATCTCAATCCCGATGTAAGCACACAGAAGAATATCCTCGGCGAGAACAATGTCATTCATAACGGCTTCGATGTAAGCTCAGACGTTGACCCGTTCTACGTCCGCCTTGACAATGACACACCTGAGGAGCTTGCCGAAAAGCTGATGTATATTGCAAACGAGCGTCTCACAGGCACAGGAACTCAGACAACAAAGGTCGATGTCCTTGTTGACAGCACAGGCAACGTTCTCTGGGCATACCGTGAGGATGTAGTTATTGCGCCAAGTTCCGTAGGCGGTGACACTTCGGGTGTGAAGATCCCGTTCAGCATCTACAATGACGGCGGCAGAGTCAAGGGTACATGGGATACATCCACAAAGACTTTCACTCCTGCATCAGATCAGCCTGATGACAGCGGTGACGGTGACAATCCCTGAAAGACAGTAAATAAGAGATGGGCGGAGTATATCCGCCCTTTTCTTGCAAAGGAAGTGAGATAAATGGCCGCAGACGGCTTTCTGAATTTTGATACACGGATAAATACAAGCGGATTCCAGACCGATACAAAGAAGATAGGCGGCGGACTTAAAGGCCTTATATCACAGTTCCGTGGACTTGGTGCGGCAATTGCGGCGGCTTTCAGTGTCAGGCAAATTGCATCATTTGTAAAGGAATCAAAAGAATTATATAAGGTTCAGCTTGAAGCAGAAACAAAAATCGAGACTGTTCTTGGACGTAATCTCGGCGCTACCGAAGAACAAATAGAAGCGGTGAAGGAATGGGCTTCGGAACTTCAAAAAGTTGGCGTTATTGGAGATGAAATTCAGCTATCAGGATTACAGGAATTGTCCACATACATCGAAAACGCCGATTCTCTCCGCACAATGAACGTTGTACTCAATGATATGCTGGCACAGCAGTATGGATTGAATGCAACAGCAGAAGAAGCAGTGACAATATCTACGATGCTGGGAAAAGTTCTCGAAGGTCAGACTTCAGCGCTATCTCGATATGGATATAGTTTCAATGAAGCACAAGAACAGCTTTTGAAGTTTGGCACAGAAGAACAGCGTGTAGCAACACTTGCCGAAGTTGTTGAAGCCTCAGTCGGAGGAATAAACGAAGCGCTTGCACGTACACCTGCCGGCAGACTGAAACAAGTGAGCAATACTTTAGGGGATATTAAGGAACAATTCGGAAAAGCATTTATAAATATTCAGGCTTTATTTGTTCCTGCCCTTGAGGAGATGGCTTCTCTACTTGAAAGAATAGCTGATCTTGCTGTAATAGTGTCCGAAAAACTTGCAAATAATTTTGGAGTTGAACTTAGCAATGTTCAAAGAATCAGAAGTAGTATCAATGAATCCGCAGACTATCAGGAAGATCTGACAACTGCCGTCGGAGAAACTGTGGAGAATCAGCAGAAGTCCCTTGAAATAGAGGAAAACAGTCTTGCAAACTTCGATCAGATCAACACAGTAACAACAAAAACAGCAAAAGAGACCGAGCCTGAAACTGCGGCTGAAAAGCCTGCGGAAACGGTTCATGCGGCTGTTGTTCCGACAGCTGCGGACAAGGATATCAAAAAGACCGCAGACAAGCTCTCAGACAGGCTCAGCACGTTCATAAAGCCCGTTCAGCTTGCATGGGAGGATAATTCCCCACAGCTTATTGCAAACGCTCAGAGAGCCGCTGAGACGGTCAGGGACTTGTTTGCGTCGATCGGTGACAGCATTGCAGAGGTCTGGACAAACGGAAGCGGTGAGCGGTTCGTCGGAAATATCATCATGCTGTTTTCGGACGTTCTCGGTATCATCGGTGATGTCGCTCAGGCTCTCAAAAACGCATGGGATGACGGCGGCAGAGGTACAGCGCTGATACAATCCTATGCAGACCGCTGGAATGCTTTCCTTGAACTTATCCATGCAGTTTCGCAATCGTTCAGAGATGCGTGGAATGACGGCACAGGCGAGAAAATATTTGCGAATATCCTTGACATTCTCACCAATATCAACAACGTGTGGGCGAATCTCCGCACACAGTTCACCGAAGCATGGACGGAAAACGAAAGAGGTACACGGATATTCAGCGCCATCCTCGGCATTGTAAACAGTATTCTCGGAACGGTCGGACGAATAACGGGTGCAACAGCGGAATGGGCAAAAAGCCTTGATTTTGCACCGCTCCTTGACAGTATCGGCGGACTGCTCGAAGCTGTTGAACCGCTTACGGACAACATCGGCGACGGACTTGCATGGTTCTATGAGAATGTTCTGCTCCCATTGGGAAAATGGACGCTTGAAAAGGCTGTGCCGACGTTCATTGACCTGCTTTCAAGCGGATTGAAAGTTCTTGATTCGGTCATCACTGTATTAAAACCGATGGCTGTATTTCTCATTGATTCGTTTCTGAAACCCCTTGCGGCATGGACAGGCGGAGTGATATTATCAGTTCTCGGAAGTCTTTCAACTGCCCTCAGCAAACTCGCTGACTGGATAAAGGAGCATCAGACGCTGCTGAGCGATCTGGTCATCGTTATAGGTTCTGTTGCGGCGGCGATAGGTCTTGTTAAGGGAGCGAATGCCATAGCAGGTGTTATCGGGCAGATGAAACTCCTTCTCAGTCGGCTTATATGGCTGACTACCGAACTGTTAGCCAATGCTGTTGCATGGTTGACGGCAAATGCGGCAATGATCGCATCTGTCGCAATAATAGCCGCCATAATTGCGGCAGGTGTCCTCCTGATAAAGCACTGGGACGAGGTAAAAGCCTTTGCGATCGGTGTATGGGATGAGATACAGGCAAGGCTCTGGAATTTCTTTGATAATGTAAAGGAAATATTCAGCGGCATAGCGAAATTCCTATCCGATATCTGGAACAGCATCAAAAAGACTTTTTCCGAAGTCGGCGACTGGTTCAAAGCGCAGTTTACCAAAGCATGGAACAACATCAAAAGCGCATGGAGCAATGCAGTCAGATGGTTCAGTGATATCTGGTCAGCCATCAAGCAGGTTTATTTCGTTGTCGGGAACTGGTTCAAGGAGCAGTTCAGCACTGCATGGAAGAATATCGTTGAGGCTTTCAGCGACATGAAGAACTGGTTCAGTGACCGCTGGAACGAAGTAGTCAGCATTTTCTCTGTTGTCGGCACATGGTTCGGTGACAGATTCCGTGAGGGATGGAACAGCATCACATCCGTTTTCGACAATGTTCACGGCTATTTCTCCGACAGACTCAGCGACATCCACAATATTTTCAGCGGCATCGGCGACTGGTTCGAGGAAAGATTCCGCAATGCATGGGACAGGGTAAAAAATGTCTTTTCAGGTGTCAGGGACTTCTTCAGCGGTCTGTGGTCTGACGTTTCAAACGGTGCAAGGGACGGCATAAACTGGGTAATTGACAAGCTGAACAGTCTGTTATGGCGCTTGCAGGACGGAATAAACAATATTGTCAACAGTCTGAATTCGGCGCTTTCAATACATATTCCCGATAATGTCCCTGTTATCGGCGGTGCAAATTTCGATCTCGGACTTCCGAATGTCCACATTCCTCAGATACCGTATCTTGCACAGGGTACGTATGTGCCTGCGAATTACGGCAATTTCCTCGCAGTACTGGGTGACAACAAGCGTGAGCCTGAAATAGTCTCGCCTGTGAGCAATATTGAGAATTCGGTGCGTAAGGTGATACGTGAGGAAAGCGGAGGAAATCAGCCCATAACCGTTGTCTGCGTTCTGGACGGCAGGGAGATAGGCAGAGTTGCTGTCAATGCCGTGAACCGTGACAAGGCTCTGAGAGGAGGATAATGCATGAGACCTATAATAAGCATAAACGGCACAGCTCCGAAGATAGAGCCGCTTAAATGCGTCATAACCCGAAGCGATCTGTATTCCGATTCAACAGGACGTTCTGCCGAAACAGGGCGGCTTCTGCAATATCCTGTCCGAATGGGACTGTATTCCATAGAACTGGAATATCTCGGCAGTGACAGCGATATTGCCGACATGGAAAGTCTCATTGACGGCTCAAAGCTGACAGTGCAGTTCATCCACAACGGCACTCAGGCAGAAGCGGTAATGTATCCGTCGGACAGAGTGAACGAAACTGAAATTATTCTCAATGGTAAAGGGCGGCATCGGCTGTCCTTTACGCTGATAGAGGTGTGATATGTACAGTGTATCAAGTCAGTTCAGGGATGCCGTGAATGCAAGGGCATTACAGCATATATCGGGCGAAATAACGCTCCCTGACGGAACTGTCATAGATCTGAACAGAAACGGCAATGAAAATATATTCGGTACTCCGAGCATATCGTCGCAGATAGTTTCAGATTCGGACATTTTCAATGTTGGAGAGCTTTACATCGGAGAATTGTGCATAGATGCGGTGATACCCGAAAGCGCAGAGCTGGAGGGAGCTGAGATAAGCCTGACCGTTACCATTGACGGCGCTGATGATGAAGTGCCGATGGGTGTATGGGACATTTCCGATGCGAAAAGACAGCCTTCGGGGATAACAAAAATAACCGCCTACGACCACCTCGCCCGACTGACCGCACCGATGCCTGACAGCGGAGTACCGGGATTCATACAGTTTTCGGCGGCACTGCGGCTGATCGAAGAAAATGCGGATGTAGAATTTGCACAGACCATTGAGGAACTGGCGGCGCTCGCCCCTGAGATAACGGTCAATGAGATATACCCATTTTCCGTATCGCCTGCGCCTACCTGCTGGCTGGAAGTGCAGTATATCGCACAATATCTCGGATGCTTCGTCATTGCCGACAGACAGGGAAAAATTGAATTCAGGCGCTATCCGTCAAGATCGTCAATGACCATTGATGCGGATGAGCGTTTCAATGTGGATATCAGCAGCGGTGCATATTTTGTCAAGGCTTTCGGCTATGCGGACAAATACGGCCATGTTGTCGAGACTTCCCAGAGCGACAAGGGAAGCACATCCTCGAAGATATATCTGTCGCAGGACAATGTTTTCATACTCGATACCGACGAGGAAGACCCGAACAGCAGGAACTATTACATGACCTACTACAAGGGCATCCTCGATCCGCTGATGGAGGAATTCCGCAACCTGAGCTGGTACACGGGAACAGCGGATTTCTACGGAGACCCCACGCTGGATGTGGGCGACATGGTGCTTCTCACTGACGGCATCGTCGGCGAAAGGCTTGTGCCGTTCCTGATCTGCCACAGCACATGGCAGTTCCGTGCGCCGCAGACGCTTATCTCAGGCGGTGCGCCACGTTCGGGAAATACTGTCACATCATCGGGCGGCGGCGGAAATGTCTACAATTCCACATCAATAAACGTCACAAAAAACATCGTGACCGTTTCGCTGAAAGTATACTGCGATATGCTCCTCGGAACGGCAAGAACAGCGGCTTTCGGCGGTTTCAGCGCAAAGGAGCAGACGCAGGCATTTATCACCTGCAATTTCAACTTTCTCGGAACTGCCGAATCAACTGCGCCGAAGCTGACAGTCACGGTCGATGGGGAAAATGTCGGTGCAGAGCCTTGCATATCCCTCGGCGAAGCGGAGAAAGGGACAATATCCCTGACCCTGCCCGTGCAGGTCAACGGCGGATATCACATTATCAGGATCATCGTCAGCGACTATGGCGAGATCGTCAGCGGAACGGCGGAGGTGAGCGGACAGAATATAAGATCGCATGAGCCTGCCGCCGATCTGACTGACTGGGAATATGAGATATCGGGCGGTTCTGCGGCAGTGACTGCGTACAGCGGTGAGGCGGTAAATGTGGAAATACCCGAAAAAATGGGAGGTGCGGCAGTGACTAAAATTGCAAGTGCGGCATTTGAAGGAAGTGCCGTAGAAACTGTATATATCCCCGACGGGGTGGAGGTGATCGAATGAGCATAACAGGCACAGGCACACAGGCTGACCCGTATGTAGTAACGACTTATGCCGAACTTGTTGAAAAAGCCGCAGAATCGGGAGTTTATATCAAGGTTGGCAATGATATCAACATCACGGACGAATATCCTGACGGGGATATGCCAAATTTGCAAATGAACGGCTGTAACATCGACGGCGACGGAAAAACAATATCAAACTGGTACAATTTCAACACGGATCATTATTCCGTCTCAGGTGACGGAACTATCAAAAATGCCCGAATATCCAATATTTATACAAACTATCATTTCTGTGCAAATGGCTATAGCAGTTCAAAGTATATTTTTGAGGATTGCAGGATAAGCGGAATCATAGTCGGTGATAAAGTTTTTGCAAATCTGTATTATGTCAATAAAGTGATGAAGGGATGCAGTGTGAAGCTGCTTCTGAAAAGCGGTGCAGGTTTTTTATATGTACAGCAGGCATACGGAAGATGGGCGGATATTGACAATTGCTATGTGAAGATCAAGAGCGATGGAGGAAGGAGCAATATATTTGGCAGTGACTACAACGGTATCGCAACTATGGGAAGCGGTTCCTACTATGAAATCGATGCTCCGAATTTTTTCAGCGGAAATACATTTGCTACGACTTTCTCAAACTGCGTTTTTGATATTACAGCAAATTCAACATTTACATTCAACATCACAGGTTCATCCGCTTCGCCGTCCATCATAAACACAACAAAAGCTCCCAACTGCACACCGCAGAACAAACTGCTCGGTGTGACCGCTGAGAATTGGCTCAATACTGAATATCTGGCTTCTATTGGGTTTAATGCGGGGTGATGAGTTATGGCAATAGCAAACTATGATTTATTGGAGTTAGGATTAGAAAAAGGAAGTATCGGTTCTTCTGGCAACACAGAAGATAGCACCAAAGTCCGTTCAGTTGGATATATCGAAATAAGTGCTTTTTCGAGATACGCTACGCTATCGGCAACTTCATCGACAGGAAAAAGTGTGTTGGTTGATTTTATCGGATATAGTAGCAGAGATTCATCTGCAATTGTTTGTGACCTTTACTGGTATGGCAGCCCATACAAATTTGATATTACAAGTTACAGCGGTATCAAATATTTTAGGGTTGTGTTGAAATACTCTGACAACTCCGCATTTTTACCGTCAGAAATTGCAACAGCTAACGCAGAGATAGAATATCCTCCACCGTGGATTGTTGAAGATAACAGACTTACTAATATTGACCTCCCCGAACCGCTGACAGGCAACTACATTCAAGCACCGTATCCGCCTTTCTGGTGGTACGTTGAAAACGGCAGGCTCACTCATGCAGGACTGCCTGAACCGCTTATCGACGGCGCATTTTCGGGATGTTCCGAACTTCGTGCAGTCAGCATTCCACGTTCGGTGAAGTCCATCGGCGCAAATGCTTTTTCGGGAACGGCGCTGAAACGGGTGCGGATAGCTTCCGACTGCTCCTATTCAGCATCATCATTTCCCGATGGCTGTGTGGTGGAATTCTACGATCAGGAGCAGACAGTTCCGTCAAATATGGAGCTGTACAGGATGATACAGGAATTGCAGGAGGTGAACAAATGAACAAAATAATTCAGCTGATTACAGCCATTGGTGCGGCGGTCTGCGGCTTTCTTTTCGGGCGGATGGACGGACTTATGTATGCCCTCATTGCGTTCATGGCGCTGGACTATCTGACGGGCGTTCTGGTCGCCGCCGCTCAGAAAGAGCTGTCCTCAAAGGTCGGCTTCAAGGGCATTGCGAAAAAGGTCATCATTCTCGCTCTGGTGGCGGTGGGGCACATTCTCGATACGCACGTTCTGGGCGGCGGAGCAGTCTGCCGCTCGGCAGTAAGCGGTTTTTACATTGCCAACGAGGGCATTTCAATTCTCGAAAATGCCGCAGAACTTGGGCTTCCCCTGCCAAAAAAACTGATCGATGTTTTGAAGCAGCTTAGGGATGATAATGATAAGGAGGAATAAACATGAACTCACCATATGAAGGAAAATTTAAGATAACGCAGGCTTTCAAAGGCTCAGCTCATGACGGTCTTGATCTTGTCGGAATCGACAGCAAGGAGATCCATGCAACTGCTGACGGTAAGATCGTTTATGCAGGCTGGGAGAATCCCGATAACCATTATCAAGGCTTCGGTCAGTACGTTGTGATACAGGACAGCAAGGGTAGAATGTTCCACTTCGGACATCTTAGCGAGATCAGATGCAAGGTCGGCGATACAGTCAAGTGTACCGATGTTATCGGCATTGAAGGCAGTACGGGCAGAAGCACAGGCTCTCATTGCCATTACTGCGTCAGAACTTCACTCAGCCCCGGTACTTATCTTGACGTTTGTGCGATCAGTGGGATTCCAAATGCAGAGGGCGGCACATATGATGACGGTTACAGACCAACTCAGGCTCAGAAGCACAACAGCATCAAAGTCACTCTCCAGTTCGACGATCACCAGTACAGCGGTCTTCTCGAAGAAATGTGAAAGCGCTCATAAAATGCGTTCCTCATGCTGTATAAACGCTAACAAAACGCAAAATCGGGTACATTTTGCGTGTGCATGACTTGTATTTCACTTGTAAAAGAAATTCTCCCCTCGGCTTTTTCGGCTGAGGGGGATTTTTCGTGTCCATTTTTGTGTCCATTTTCTCTGAAAAATATTGCTTAATGACCGAAAAGCAACTTTATTCACTCACAAAAAACAATGACCAACACACAAAGAAAATCCCGATATATCGGCAGTAAAATTAAAAATCTGCTGTATATCGGGATTTATGATCTGGCGCAGTGGGTGGGATTCGAACCATTGACCAATATCGAAATATCATCTAAAAATCTTCACGTGTCCATAATCGTGTCCAAAAGCGACTCAAAATATCTGTCGATTTTTTCATCGGCCGCTTCACGTTCAGCAGTGAAAGTATGCTGATAAACGCTTTTCATGATATGATCGGAAGACCAGCCTCCTCGTTCCATAGCATACTTATCAGGAATACCGAGAGCAAGCATGATTGAAGCGTTCATATGCCTGAGATCGTGGAAACTCATATGCTGTATGCCTTTGCGTTCTAACAGTCTTGTAAAGCGCATATACAAAGCGTGGTCTTTTATAAGCGTGATATATTCCTGCTCCTCCGGCAAGGCATTTATAAGTGAAATAATGTAGCTGTGTAGCCGAATCTGTCTTGTGCTTTCAATAGTCTTTGTACAATCTTTTTCAATATGATCTCCATCAACATTAACTAATGTATTCCGCACAGTCAGGATATTATCCCTGATATCAGACTTTTTCAATCCTCTGATCTCAGACATTCTCAGCGAACACCACATTGCAAGCAGACACGGCAGTTCTATCTCAGTGCCGACAATAGCTTTCAGAACATCCTTGACTTCCGGCAATTGTTTGATTTTCTTCTGCACCTTAGGCAGAGTAGTGCGGACACGAAGTTCAGGAGCATAAACATTCAGCACCGCCGACAGCAAGCCATGTGCATTATGTATCGACTTCGGAGAAAGTGTCAGGGCCAACTTGTTGAAATATGCCTGTATATCCTGTGAAGTGATATCTTTAACATACACATCGCATATCTCGGCAAGACTTGTTCTGCGATACTTCCTGTAACCACTGATAGTTGTAGGTGAAAGAATATTCTCTTTCAGGCTGATATATTCATCTATACATTCACCGACAGTCCTTCCAAGCTCCTTCTTCTTTTTTCTGCCAAGCTGATATTCACGTGCCATAAGTTCAGCTTCAGCTTTGCCTTCTTTACCGGGCAGTGACGATGTGAAAGAAATACGCTTTCCTGTCTCAGGGTCAATAACCCGCACTCTCCATGAGCCTGACGGGAGTTTCTGCGCTTTTGCCATATTATCAGCTCCTTGAAATTTGACATTTTCAGGGAGTTATGATATACTTAACTTGTCTAAGGTTATGATTATATCATAACTCCACTCCCCTGCGGTATTGCGAGTACCGTGGGGGATTTTTTATTTATATCAGGTCATTTACGCAGATACTCAGCTTTCCGTCATAAATGCCGACGGGGACAGCGGTGTCAAAAGTGTAGATGTTCGGCAGATCACTGCGCTCGAAGAAATATACCACAGTCTTTTCGTTCTTAGGGTCAACTATCCAGTATTCACGGACGCCATGAGCTGAATAGAGTGCGAGTTTGTCAACGAGATCATCACGTCGGTTAGTGGAAAGCACCTCAATGCACCAGTCGGGCGCTCCGTAACAGCGTTTATCGTCATACTTGGACGGGTCACAGATAACGAATACATCGGGCTGTACAACGTTGTAATCGTCCAGCTTAACGTCAAGCGGAGATACAAACGGCTCACATTTACCTTTGTTAGAGTCAATGTAGTTGCCGATCACTCTGAAAAGACTGCCTACAATTCTCTGATGTAACACGGTCGGGGTCGCAAAGTCAACTATTTCACCATCACGAAGCTCCATATGAGCGTTTGTCTCAGGTGCAAGTTTAAAATACTCCTCCGCTGTCATTTTGTGTTCGTTTGGGGTTGGCATAAGATCACGCTCCTTTTTATTTATCGTTTGCTGCCTGTTGCAGTTCCTGTACGGATTTGCATGAATAATACTGCATAAGTTCCTGAACAAAGAGCATTCCACAGGCAAGAGCGTCGGCTGATGCACGATGTGCTCCGTTAAAATAAATATTGTAATTTGCACAAGAGGTTGCAAGTTTATGGTTTAGCAGTCCTTTACACAGTTTTCTGCTTATGGAGCAGGTGTCAAAAACTTTTTTATTAACGATGCAGTCCAGCCCGTTTACGTAAAGATGAGAAACATCAAATTCAGCGTTATGCGCAGCGAGCGGTCGTTCTCCGATAAACTGCTCAAATGATGGTATGATTTGATGGAACACAGGAGCTTTTTTTACCATATAATTGTAAATATGGTTAATCTCTGATGCTTCACGTGGAATTGGCATCTGAGGATTTATCAAAGTGGTAAACAATTCAGTTGGTTGAAAATCGTCAAATCTTACAGCGGACAGTTCGATAACTGCTGTTCCTGACAGAGGGATGCCTGTAGTCTCAACATCGAAAGCAACAAATGATCTCAGACTGCTGAGTGCCAGTTTTTTAGTAAGATTTACGGCTTTGAATTCTTTTGCTTTTCCTCGCCAGAAATTCCGTTTATGGAAATGTCCGTCTGCGATAACTTCTGCTTTTGAAAGGCTTGAATATATTTTCTGAAATTCAGCCTGTCCTGCAAGTTCATTGCTTTTGGCAGCGAGATTTGACAATGCTTTGAATATTCCCATAAAACGCTCCTTTCACACTAATCGTCTTTTGATCTCAATCACTCTGCCGACGATCTTGATCCTGTTCATATCCTGTTTCTCAAAAACACGTGGGGGATAATAAGGATTGATACTCTTGAGGGTGATCTTTGTATTATCTATCTGTACCTGCTTCACGAGGCCGTCTTCGTTATCGACAGTCACAACTGCGTAGCATTCGGAATCAAGCTCAGACTGCTCTTGGACGAGGACGAGGTCCTTCTCATGCAGTTCAGGCTCCATGCTGTCTCCTTTGACTTCCAACCAGAAATAATCGTAGCCGGTTTTCAGACTGCTCCTGTCGGTACGGATATACTCGCTTATATTATCCTCGGCATGACAACAGTAGCCTGCCGCAACCTTACCGATCAGCGGCACAAGCACCGTGCCTTCTTCGGTGTAGGGGATTTTTGATATTTTGGGTTCGGGATCGTTACCGAGCAATCTATCTGAGGAAATATTAAGCACTTTACAGATACTAAGCAATACAGCGGTGCTTATATCTCGTTCTCCTCGTTCATATGATGCATATGTTCGTGCATTTATACCCAGCTTATCGGCAAATTCTTTTTGCGATAAGCCATTTTTTTTGCGTTCATTTTTTAAACTTTCAGCTAAAGTCATTTTATGCACCTCCCTATTGTGTAAATTATAACACATTATGTGTAATTAGTCAAGTAGAATTACAGACACTGTTTGTGTACATAATGCACAGAAAGTCAAAACACATTTTGTGTAAGTTTTTCTCTGGAAAATATTGACAATTACACAAAACGTGGTATAATATACACATAAACACGAAACGTGTAAGTTTGGAGGTGGTAATTTGGAAACAGTGTTTAGAAATATACGTGCAGAATGTGCACGAAACGCAATTAGTATCGAGGAACTGAGTAATATGATTGGCATTGAACGCAAGACATTTTATAACTGGGAAAATAAAAAGGATTTTCCAGTAAGTTATTTAGTAAAAATGGCTGCTATTTTTCATGTTACAACTGATACAATCCTTGGTATTAAGCCGCCAACAGTCGAACAATAAGAAAGGAGCATGACGATGGATAAGCTCATAATTGAAGCTGACAAGGAAGAAAAGAACACTTCGACACTTATTCGTGTCAGCAACAAGGCTAACGCTCTTGTAGATGATCTTGCAAAGCGATCGGGCAGGAGCAAAGCGTACATTTTAGGCAAGATGATTGAGTTCGCTTACGAGCATTCAGAAGTCACAGGCGAGGGCGAACAGTGAAAGCGAGGAAACCAACAATGAACAATGAGATCCAGATCTTCAAAAGCGACAGCTTCGGAGCTGTCAGGACAACCACAGACGAAAACGGAAAAATTCTTTTCTGTGGAAAAGATGTTGCAACTGCACTCGGTTACAAGAAAACGGCAGACGCTATTTCAGCACATTGCAAAGGGGTCTGTGAAATACCGACCCCTTCAAATGGCGGTGTTCAGATGATGAAGTTCATTACTGAGGGCGATGTTTACAGACTGACATTCGGTTCTAAACTTCCGTCGGCTGAAAAATTCACCGACTGGGTGGCAGACGAAATACTCCCGACTATCCGCAGACACGGTGCATACATGACCGAGAACACACTTGAAAAGGCTCTGACATCGCCCGACTTCCTGATACAACTTGCGACACAGCTCAAAGAGGAGCAGGCTCAGAGGAAAGCGCTTGAACAGCGTGTTGAAGCAGACAGACCGAAAGTCCTCTTTGCAGATGCGGTCGAGACTTCTCAGACCTCTATCCTCATAGGCGACCTTGCCAAGCTGATAAAGCAGAACGGTGTTGACATCGGGCAGAAACGTCTGTTTGCATGGATGCGTGAAAACGGCTATCTTATCAAGTCGGGAAGCAGTACCAATATGCCGACACAGCGCAGTATGGACATGAAGCTGTTCGAGGTCAAGGAGCGCAGTATCAGCAATCCCGACGGCTCGGTGAGAGTTACCAAGACCACCAAAGTCACAGGCAAGGGTCAGACCTATTTTATCAATATTTTTCTGAAAGGAGCATGAAAATGAACGAATTAGAAAAACTTTCGTACATCATAAGCGGAATAAAATCGGAAGTTATGAAGATGTGCTTTAGTATTGGCAACGGAAGATCAAGCAAACTCAGTGATTTCAAAAAATTGAAAGAACTGCTCGAACACCTTGAAGAAGCCGAGGGCGACATAAATGTTTTCCTTGAGAGTGATAATGATGAACTGAGCGAAAATGAATTGGAATAGGAGGGAGCACTATGACACAGACCGATATCAAGAGAGATCATCAGCGGCTGCTTCACAACTTACAGCTTATCCAGAGACAGCATTCGGTAATTGAGCTTTCGGAGCTGTTAGGGATATCGCCAAACACCTGGACTAATCGCATGAAAGAGCCGTGGCGGAAATTCAGCTATGATGATTTCAGAGCAATATCAAGGTACTGCAAGGTAGAATTCAAAATGCTGATGGAAGGAGAACTGAGCTTGAAATGATAAACACAATAATCGGCTTCTACCTCGGAATCGCCGTGTGTCTGCTGAAAAGCGGCATAGAGGATGTTGCGGAGGGCGCACGGTACATCCGCAGGAAGAAGGCGCTAGAAGCTGACATCAGCGACCACAACGAGAACATAAGGCTCTACGGCGCATACATGACCGCCGAGGATGCCGAAAAGGAAAAAGCGGAGCTGGAAAGGCTCAGGGCTGAACTTGCCGAGCTGGATGCCCAGTAAGCATTGTAGGGGCTGCCTTCGGCAGTCCGCAAAATAAAATCAAAAAGGAGTAATTACTATGGACATGAAACCCGATGAAATTGTAGTCCGCTACCGTCAGGCGAAGGATAAAGCGGAGCAGTTGAAGATACTGGCTGATCTGAATGACTGCACCGTGGATGGAATTATCAACGTCCTCTGCGAACACGGAGGCTATAAACCGCAGTTCTTCAACACTGCTAAGATCAAGCTGAAAAAGCAGAAAGCCACAGCACCCACCGTAGGGAACGCCAAACCGTCAGCACCGCCCGAAACCAATGCAGGGGCGGATATCATCCGCAAGAACAATGACCTGACCACCGCTCTTGACATCCTCAGAGCCGAAATAGCCGACATAAACCGTCAGCAGTATCAGCTTGATATGAAAAAGGCGGAGCTGTACCAGAAGATCAGCAACGCTCTTGATGTGATGAGGGGGTGGTGAGATGTTTACTATCAAAATAGAAGATCAGAAAATCGAAACTGCGGCAAAAGGTAAGAGCGATGATATCCTTGCCGAAACTATTCTCGCAGTTATCGGTTCGGCAAGAACATTCTCGGAGATAACACATATCCCTGTGGAAGATGCCATAGGGCTGATCTGTTCATCCGCAAAGGAAAACTGCGCTCCGGAGCATTACGAGGGCACTGTTGTGCGTATGAAAGTTCCGAAGAAAGGCGGTGAGAAGTAATGAAAGCACTGAAAATCGAAAAACACCGTATCGCTGAGCTTGACATTGAAAACACGCTTGAAGTGTTGCAGGCGGAAGTTGACGGATATATCGAAGCCGTGACGCTTGTTCCCGATCAGGCTGTGATGATAGTCAACAGGGAGGGAGTCCTGAGAGGAATGTCCCCGAATCCAAGTGCATCCCTGACAGCAGGCAGGCCAATATTCGGCAATGCTCTGGTTGTCGGCGTGAACGGCGATGAATTCACGGATATTCCCGATGATGTTCTGAAGTGCATCAGGGCATTGATAGGAGGTTACAAACCGTGAAAAGAGGAATATCAGTCGAGTATGACTATTCAGACGGTGGCTACTGGGTCGAGAAAAAGCGTGGAACGCTCACGATCGAGGAGATAGCTCAGGCGATAAACGAACACAGCGGCGAGGACAGATATTTCTTCATGATAGACACAAATTCTCCCGAAGGCTGGTATGACAATTATGACCTGAACGGCGATTTTGTGCCAAAGGGCGACTGTGTAAAGGTTTACAGCTTCGACGCTATGAAGCGGCTCACGGGCGCTGTGAGATAAGGAGGACATTATGAGATATTTACTGTATGATTCATATGAAACGGGAGTCGAACTCGGCGAACTTATCTGCGAATCCGATGATATTGCCGAGATCAGAGCGGCTGCAAAACTCCGCAAAGAGGAAACCGACGGCGAATGCGAACTCTATGTCATGGAGCGCATATAAAGAAAAAACGCTCCCACAAGAGGAGCGAAAAAACGATATAAATAATTTAACACAAGTACATCATACCACAGAAAAGGAGAAATGTCAAATGGAAAATATCCATGCCATCCCCATGTGGGAGCTGGCGTTTCACATTTCCGTGAAGCTGAACAGGATACTCCGCAGAATGGAATGTTACCGTGACGGAGCGATAGTTCCCTACCCCGAAATCAAGCCTGAGCAGATACTCAAAAGGGCAAATGGTCGGGAGGAGCTGGAATTTTATTACAGAAAGCTGGTTGCTGAAAATGGCTGAGAAAACACACTGGAAGAAAATGACAAATCCTAATTACATGGGCGATTATTCTATTCCTGAGGGACATGATCTTATTGCAACTATCGACTATGTACGCATGGAAAAGGTCACAGGTGTCGGCGGCAAGACAGAGGAAGAAGTGGTGGCTCACTTCTCTGACGGCAATAAGCCGCTCATACTGAACAAGACCAACATGAAGACCATCCAGAAGATATATAAAACACCGTATATCGAGGATTGGAAAGGCAGAAAGATACAGATATACTATGACCCGACTGTCAAGTTCGGACGTGACACGGTGGGCGGACTTCGTATCCGTCCCATCGTTCCGCAGCAGCAGACAGTGAGCCTTATCTGTTCAGACTGCGGAAAGCCCATAACAGCGGCATTCGGTAAGGATGCGGAATGGGTATCGAGATACACACATCAGAGTTACGGCAAGGAGCTGTGTGCAGAGTGCGCTCAGGAACTGAAAGCAAAGCAGGATGCCTGCAAAGCTCCCGATCCGTTAAAAAACAGGAGGTAAAGTAAAATGAAGACTACAAAAATAAAGATACGCAATCTTTTCGGAATAACCGAAACTGAGCTTGACGGCCGCTCCGTTGAGCTGACAGGCGCAAACGGAGTTGGAAAGACTTCCGTTATCGACGCTTTCCGTTATGCCTTGACGAACAAGTCCGACCGCAATATCATTGTACGCAAAGGTGAAAAGGAAGGCGAAATACTCATCGAGACCGACACGGGACTGACCATCGACCGTAAAAAGCGCACTGAGCAGACAGACTACAAGTCAGTCAAGGAAAACGGCAAAGAGGTAATGGCTCCCGAAAACTTCCTCAGACAGCTTTTCACTCCTTTACAGCTTGACCCTGTTGCATTCACGCAGATGGATGAAAGGGCGAAAAACAGGGCAATACTTGACCTTATCGAGTTTGACTGGGACATGAATTATATCCGTGAGAAATTCGGTGAAATACCGTCATGGGTAAACTACGATCAGAACATCCTCGAAGTCCTCAGCGATATGCAGTCCGAGAACGGACAGTGGTTCAGGGAAAGACAGGATGTTAACCGTGACATCCGCAACAAACAGGCATTTATCGAGGATATTGCAAAGGATATCCCTGCAAATTATCAGGCTGATAAATGGGAAAGCTACGATCTGGGAGCGGCATATAAAAAGCTGGAGCAGATAAAGGAACATAACAGCCGTATAGAACGTGCAAGGCTGTTCAGGAGCAGTTATGACAGCAAACTCCGCAAGCTGGAAGCCGACAGGATGATAGCCGTATCTGCCGAAGAAAAGGCAATATCGGCAGAACGTGAAACGCTTCTTTCCGATATCGAAAGAATGAAAGCTCAGATCACCGCCTGCGAGGAAAAACTGTCGGGCCTTTCGGGAAAGCTGGATGATAAAAAAGCACTTGCCGAAAGCCGTTTCAATGAAGAAAAAGCTAAACTTGATGCTGATATGAGCGTCGCTGACGAGTATATGGACAAGTCCCTCATTGACTGCACCGAGCTTCAGAGTGAGGTCGGCAATGCCGAAGAAATGAAGCGCCATCTGAACGAGTACAAGAGAATGAAAACAATGCAGGACGAGCTTGAACAGCTCCGCCTGAGATCAGACGAATTCACCAGAAAGATCGAGCTTGCGAGAACACTTCCCGGAGAGATACTTGAAACCGCAAGGATACCGATCGAGGGTTTCACCGTCGAGAACGGGATACCGCTCATCCACGGCCTGCCCGTCGCAAACCTTTCCGAGGGCGAACAGCTCAGCCTTTGTGTGGATGTGGCTATCTCAAAGCCCAACGGATTGCAGGTCATTCTCATCGACGGAACTGAAAAGCTGTCCTCTGAGAACCGTGAAAAGCTGTACAGCAAATGCCACGAAAAGGGCATACAGTTCATTGCCACAAGAACTACCGATTCTTCCGAAATGGAGGTGCATTACATATGATACCGTCTGCGCTGACATCTGAGAACTACTTCTCCCATGAGAACAGCATGAAATACATGGGCAGTTCTCAGTTCAAGAGTTTCCAGCGCTGTGAGGCTTCCGCTTTTGCGGAGCTTCACGGCGAGTACAGGAGAGAGCCATCGGACGCACTCCTCATCGGCTCTTATGTGGACGCTCATTTCGAGGGAACACTGGATATATTCAAGGCACAGCATTCCGAAATATTCATGAAGAACGGTGAGCTGAAAGCCCAGTACCGTCATGCCGATCATATGATACAGCGAGCTGAGCGTGATGAGCTTTTCATGGCATATATGTCGGGAGAAAAACAGCGGATAATGACAGGCGAGATCGCAGGTGTGCCGTTCAAGATCAAGATAGACAGCTACCTCGAAAATATGTGCATCACCGATCTGAAATGCGTTAAAGACTTTGACCTGATATGGAACGCTGAAAAAGGCGGTAAACAGCATTTTATCAATTACTGGGGCTATGACGTTCAGGGAGCGGTATACCGTGAGATCGTGCGTCAGAATACAGGTCGGACACTGCCGTTTTATATAGCTGCCATCACCAAAGAAAAGCCTGAGCCAAAACTAAAAATATACTGGATACCCGATGAAGACCTTGACAATGCGCTCAATGAAGTGATCGCCCTTGCACCGAGATATCAGCAGATAAAAGAGGGAAACTTAAAGCCTCAGCGTTGCGGTGACTGCCCTTACTGCCGATTTACGGAGGTTCTGACCGAGCCTGTGAATTATCATGAGGAACTGGAGGTATACGATGTCGAGTGCGGATGAGAAAAAAGAATTCATGAAGAAAGTGACCATTATTATTGATACAAGAGAACAGCAGAATAAACATATCACCGATATCCTCAGCAATCTCGGAATAATGTTCAGGGCGCAGAAACTGGATTTCGGCGATTACAGCTTCTGCATCGACGGCAAGGACTTTTCACGCTCCTGCATCGTCGAGAGAAAAGCTAATATTGATGAGGTTTACGGCAATATCACCGCCGACCGTGAGCGAATCGAAAAGGAACTTGATACCATTTCCAGAAATGCCAATCAGTGTACGTTCCTCCTTGAAAAATGTTCGGGCTGGGAAAGTCTCAAAGGCTATGAGATACCCGAAGCGCAAGCAGAAAAGCAGGGGCGAAAAGTACGCAATATAGGCAAAACAGTTTACAGTACGCTCCAGTCATGGAAGTGTGGGAACAGGTACAGCTTCACTGTTGAGTTTGTTCCCGACAATGCAAGAACAGCGCTGAAAATACTGGAAATATTCTACTGGTATTATCACAACTACAAAAAGCAGACTGCTCCGAGAAAGTAAAAATGGGCAGAAAAATCCCTTACGATACAGCACTGAAAATGGCGCATACGGAGGAGAATACATCCATATTCGCCGAGTCCAACAAGTACGGATATCAGATCAACATAAATCATCCGAAAATACGGCCGATGTATGAGCGGTACAAGGAGAAGATCGGAGAACGCATATTATCCGATAAACAGCGCTTTGACTTTGAACGGCTGATATTCGAGCTGATAAGGAGGAAAAATCATGAACAAAGTAATTCTGATGGGGCGGCTGACAGCTGATCCCGAACTTAAACAGACGCAGAGCGGCATTTCAACGTGCCGCTTCACCGTTGCCGCTGACAGACGTTTTGCGGATAAGAATACGGGCGAAAGACAGGCGGATTTCATCACCTGCGTGGCATGGAGACAGACTGCTGAGTTTGTGTCACGCTACTTTTCAAAAGGCAAAATGATAGCGCTGGAGGGCAGTCTGAGGACAGGTTCTTATCAGGACAGAGTCCATTCCGATGTTACTCATTACACAACGGATGTCTATGTGGATAACGTCGAATTCTGCGGTTCTAAGGCTGACAATAATTCGGGGTATAACAATACTGCCCCACCCTCTGCGGAGGCTCAGAGAGCAGTACAGCAGGCTCAGAATGCAGGTGTGCAGACACAGCAGATGAACTACGGCAACCTCAGCGAGTTCGAGGAGATCCTCAGCGACGGGGATGTGCCGTTTTGAATGAACGTTTTTCAAAAAGAAAGGTGGGGTGGATATGGGCGAAAAAAAGAGCTTTATTCTTTATCTTGACACAATAAAACAGTGGGATATGCTTTCGGATGAGCAGGCAGGCAAACTTATTAAGGCGCTTCTGCGTTACTGCGAAAACGGTGATAAACTTGAAACGGATGACGGGATGCTGTCAATGGCATTCGGCTTCATAATTGCACAGATTGACCGTGATTCAGAGAAATGGAATACCATCCGTGAAAAGAGAAGTGAAGCAGGAAAAAAGGGTGGCGCTCCCAAAGGAAATAATAATGCAAAAAAACAACCCGAAAAACAACCTGAGCCGCAAAAACAAGCAAATCAAGCAAAACAAACAAAACAAGCAAATGCTTGTCCTGAGTTTTCAACATCCGAAAACAGCGAAAACATGAGTGAAAATGCAGTTTTCAACAATGCCGTTTCCGACTATGAAAAACAAGCAAATCAAGCAAAACAAGCAAAACAAGCTGTTAATGTAAATGTTAATGGTAATGTAAATGTAAATGATAATGTAAATGTGAATGAGAATGTGAATGTAATAAATAAGCCACACTCCCCCGCCGCCCTCTCACGCTCTCCCCTCGAATCACTCATTTACGATTACGGGGAGGAGAATGTTGAAAAGTACGTACAGCGTGTTGAAAGCTGGTATGCGGAAAAGGGCAAGCCCCTCAATGACGTTGAAGCCGTTGCCAGAAAGTGGATGGAACAGGACAACGTTGCCGTTATCGACCACAGCATGGACAAGTATAAATGCCTGATAAACAGATTCTGATTAATAAAAAATAATGCCGTCGAGCGAAAGCAGATCAGCATTAACGTACAAAGTAAGGCGCTTGCGCCGAATCGTGATTGCGCCGCCGCTCGCTCAGCGGCAGATTCTGAGGTGAAAGCAATGGACAGCAAATTCGTTTTTTACTGGCAGGACAGGAGCGGTGTCAGATGGTTTCAGTGTACCAACTGCGGCGCACTGCAAAGAGGCACACCGCCCCATGAATGCCCCGTCTGCCACGGTTGCACTATAAACAGAGAGGAGGAAGAAAATGACAGTTGAAAAATTCGAGAGCCTGTGCAGGGTCAAGGCTGTCATCGACAAAATGGTTGAGCTGATAAAAGCATTCAAGGAGCTGAACGAGGAAGAATATAAGCTCCTGATAACTGCCCTTGAAAAATCACTGGAGGAGAAAAAATGAACCTGAACAACAAATGGATGGACGAGCCTGAGATCAGGGCTTACATAAAGGAGCTGGAGGATATCCTGCGTGAGACAAGACCCGTCCTCAAAGCGGCGATATTCGTCAACTACAAGGATACCAACAAGGCTAAGGAGATATATGACAGGATAGCTAAGGCTGTCGGAAAGGAGTGATAACAATGACTGATACAGATATGCTTTACATGAGTTCACAGGCTAAGCGCATAACAGATCTGGAGAACGAGAACAGGGAGCTGAAAAGGGTGCTGAAAGCGGCGGTTGAGGATTTCAGAATTACGTCTAAGCAGTTTGAAGATGAAGCTGGGCACTGTCTGTCAAATTGGACTTGCGCCGAATGTAAACTCAATGGCGGAAATCTGGCAGATGAGTGCCAATGGATCCATGAAGCAGAAGCCTTAAAACTGATCGGAGGTAATGACAATGGATGAGTATATAAGCAAACACGAAGCATATACACAGATGAAAGACTTAGAAGCCGCATACATCTATCCACCTGTAAAAGAAGCGTATGGAACAGCAGCAAGACGGATAGATCAGATGCCATCCGTAGACGTACAGCCTGTGAAGCATGGGCGGTGGATATGGGATAGTTCTCCTGAATTTGGCAATCCCTACGGAAGTTATGTTTGCTCTGAGTGTGATGAAAGACAGGCGTACAAAGAAAACTACTGTCCCAACTGCGGTGCAAGAATGGACGGTGATGCGGAATGACGATTGATGAAGCAATTGCTCACGCAATGGAAGTGGCAGAGCGACAGGAATATCTTAGCACTCAAAATCATGGATACTGCGAGGAAAAGCGGAACGTAAAAGCAAGAGAAAAATGTGCTAAGTGTGCCTCAGAACACAGACAGCTTGCAGAGTGGTTTAAGGAACTCAAAGACCTGCGAGAAGAAAACAAAGTGCTGATGCAGGAGTGCGACAGGCTGATAAAGGAAAAGGGAGAACTCTTAAAAAGCATGAACAGGAGGGCAAATGATGAAAACACTTGATGATTATAAATGGGAAATGTATCAGTGTGCAGGAATGTTTTTCTTATCGTTTGAAGAATGCACTCATCCTGCTATATGCTGCCATATGAATTATTTGGCGTTATCAATGCTCCTGCGAGGTGAATACTGATGCCTGAAATAAACGTGCCGTGTCTCCCCGGAGATACAGTCTACATCCTGCTGAAACACATCAGCGGCGCTTATGATATTTTTGAAACGGAAGTTGCATCGGTGAACTTCTATGCTTATCATGACAAGAGCGTTGCAAGGATTGATGTTGAGCTGCCTTATCCTGAGCTTTCACGCAATAATACTATCGGCTATCAGCTTGAAGATATCGGCAAAAAGCTGTTCCTGTCGCTTGAAGATGCGGAAAATGCAATGAATGCGCCGCAGGTTTTCCCGAAACGCAGAAAGGAACGTGAACGATCATGCCCGAAAAAATAACCGCACCCTGCAAGGACTGTCCGAAGCGTGTGCCGCATTGCCATAGTGTTTGTGAGGGATACAAGCAGTATCGGGAACAGCTCGACAGCGAACACGAAAAGCGCAGGGCGATAATGGACGAGGCTGACTTCATCCGTGCGGTCAAGCGCAGGGCGGCGCACATCAGCATGAAGTGCCGGCAGAGCGATAAACGCAGAAGGAGGTGAACAGCATGGATTTTGTTTTAGGAACATTCATCGGCGCTCTGGGCATGGCTCTCGCAGTTGCGGTGTCCATAACCTATGAGCCGTTCGGTAAAATAACGGAGTACCGTTTGGAACTCGGACTGGAGGATGAAGATATTGACGACTAAGGAATATCTGGAACTTGCTTACAGAATAGACAAGGTGATACAGAGACGCAGAGAACTTGCGGCAAAGCATCGTGACAGCCTTTATGGAAGAAGTATCGACTATTCAAACAGCGGCGGCTCAGGCGGCGGAAATGATGCTCTCGGCAGGGCTGTCGCAAGTGTCAGAGACTATGAAGCCGAAACGGATAAGATAATTTCTATTCTTGTTTCCATCCGTTTTGAGATAGAGTCCTCTATAAACGGCATTTCCGACAAAATGCAAAAGGAAGTTCTTACAGATCGCTATCTTCTCTATATGCCGTGGAAAAACAGATATGACAAGGATACAGGGAAACTTCTTGAACAGGGTATAAAAGAGAAAATGGGCTACTCAGCGGAGGCAGTGTATAAGTTTCATTCCGAAGGACTGAAAAATATTTCCGTCCCGGAAAAAATTACAGTAAAATACAGTGAAATACAGTATTGGTTGTGATATAATCGTATCATAGAAAGCAGGCGGAACAGACAAAGGCAGACTTTCGGGAGCGGCCGCTCCCTTGCCTCCGCCTTCTTCTATGTATGTCTCCTTTCTATTGTTCAGAACGGACTGCCCATAGCTCTCAGTGGACAGTCCACAAGCGGCAGATTAGAGAAACGGTCATCTCACAAGGCTCATAACCTTGAAACAGTCGGTTCGACTCCGACATCTGCAACCATTGGCTGATTGACATTTTTAATACTCCTTGCAGAAGTACCGTCGCATTAGTGGCGGTATTTCTGTTATGGGAACATGGGGGGGAGGTATCCCCCATGCGGAGCAGGGCGGAGTTCACAGCGTCACTGCTCAAATTTCTCGCTGAAAGGTGGTGTAACATGGAATACGGAATCCCGTTTCTCAAAAAGAAGCTGACATCAAAAGCAAACCGTGTACGGCTGAGATATCGATATTATGATATGAAAATGAG